ATCGAACCGCTAGCAGCGGATGCAGGAGCATAAGCAGGACCATCTAGCGTTTCTGAAATCTTTATAGTATTCGTTATTGAATTTATTTCTTTGATATAATAAATGCTTACAAGATATGGCGTGACTGTGCCGGTACCTAAAGCAGGACCATTAGAAGTAAATAACGCACCGGATGCTATATTATAAACATTGATAGTTGAAGCACTGACAGTCTGTGGCGTATCGACAGTATAAGTAGGAATACCAACAGTGCCTGATCCTGTGCCTACGTTTGTGGCAACAAAAAATGATCCAAGACCTGGCTGAACTGTCAATGTCGTAGTAGGAATTATCTGTACCTTGTTTACATAGTACGAATTAGTTGGGGTAGAACCTGTGTAAATTCTTTCTGTGACTATGGTACCTGATGCTAATCCTGGACCAGTCAAATATGAACCTATAGGAATATCGCCGCTGATCACTGAGTCAACTGTCATCACATTACCAGAAATTTCTGCACTTATTATGCCTGCGGCTGGCGCACCTATAGCAGTAAAATCAGTAGTTACACCGCTGTCTGTTTCAAAACTACGTATAGCATATAAATTGCCTACAGTTAGGCTATCAGCAAATACATAATTTTGATTAGTAGCGATCTCATCATATTCTTGTATTTTTGTTCCTGTAGCTACTGTGCTTCCTGCAAGTGTCATTCCTGTGCCAAAACTACCAGAAAGAACTCTGTTGATTCTAAGTTCATTTCCGACAATCTCTGCATCAAGGCTTCCATATTCTGAAACACCTGCACTTATCCAATCAGTAGTACCTAGTGAGGTTATAAAATATTTTTGTCCTGATACCATGCTGCTAGCATTTATAGCTACTGCGGTATTTGTTGCATAAGTCTGTATACCACCAAAACTAGTACCAGTAAAAGTGATAGTTTGATTTAGGTTCAAATTATCGACGCTACTTACAGTTATATTTCCATTAGTATCAATACTGCTTGCGATAACGTTTTCTAAGGATACTAAAGTAGTGTTTGTATCATAGTTACCTTGACTATAGAAGCTTGATACATAACCTAATTCGTATGGTGTGCCTGTGTTGTAGAATATTACTGTTCTACCATTCAATGCAGTTACACTATCTATGCCACCTATTTGGTTTACTTTAGCTCCGTTTACTGCGCTAAAAGTTTTATTGCTGACGACACCTACTTGATTGTTACCTGGCAAGTCATATTCGTCTTGTGCATTTTTTTGCGGGACGTTGAAAGTCACGATACCATCTGTTGCACCATTGTTTGTGACACCGAAAACATCTCTTGTATATAAATTAGTTTGTACTGGGCTGAAACCAGTTACTCCTGGCTCGCCCTGTATCCAGAATTGAGTAGACTGATTGACAGCAAAAGTATATGTACCGCCCCTGATCAATGTGATAGTAGGATTATCTGATCCTGCGCCGGCGCCAACCGCTCTGATATTATAAGTGTTGGGCAAATCTTGAACTATGAATTCACTGTTTCTAAAAACTGTCGAGCTTGCTACAGTTACAGCAGGAGGACCTTCAGGCAACCAATAATATTGGTTGTAGTTGATGATCATGTCTAAGTTAGTAAAACTATCCCAGCTATAAAATTGACTTTCAAATAATCTATTATTATCATTAGATAAGCCATTCTGTAATTTGATCGCATCTAGTATACCTGGATAGCTGATGAAATCTTTTGCTACGGATTCATTTGTCTTTGTGAATACGATGCCGGGCTCTAGTTGATAATCTTTTCTAGCTTTCGTAGGTTCAGTAACATAATAATCAGTGGCATCAATACCATATCCTAATTTACTACCTACATATCCTTCTATCTTTCGTGTGACTGGAGGATTTACTAATTGGTCGAGCGTGGCACCTAAAAACTGACTGTTAGTCTCAGTTTGAAATATTTGTGGTAAAAATTCTAATGTGCGTATTCTAGTCATTTTATACAGGTTGTAGTTCGTCTGGAGTCAACGCTGCGATCACAACAACGTTGTCCGATGTAGCCGCATTGACAAAAATCTCATAAGGTGCGCATTTTATTTCATACAATGTTCCAAAAGGTTCTGTAGGATCGTTTGGAACTAAAACAGTAGAACTAATCAGACTACCTAAACGATTATGTAGGTATGCAGTAAGTTCTGAGAAATAAAATGTATCACCGAAACTCCAATTATTGATATTGAAGTAATCATTCATAGATGCAAGAACAGCACTTCTTATTTCGCTATCGCTAGCAGTAGTCGTAGAATTCTTGATCACTTTTATTGTCCCTTGTAATGCTGATGATGCTTTGCTACCAAATAGTGGTTTGAACACTACACTATTTAGAACCACAGAATCGCTCAACATTTTGTAATCATTTACTTTACCATATGCTGCGCTAAGTTCGTTGATAGTTGGTCTGCTAGGTTCAGGTATAGTATTGGTGCTGTCTTGAATATAATTCTGATATTGAGTATAATATGCTTGAGTTACAACATATAGATCGATGATATTTGTAGTGGCAGGATCAATACGTGTAGTGTTATTACTGTTATGTCTATACTGGAAGCTTAGTCCTTGTCTGCCATATTTGTAACTATAATCGTTTTGCTCAACCAAAATATAAAGAGGTGTGCGCACTGATGTGTCTTGCACTGTTTTATAGAATTTATCGTCAGAGAACGCAAAGAAAATTTGTCCTACAGGATATTCATATTTGATTACTTCGATGCTATCTTTGGTAGGATATTGATAGATGATATTTGTAGATGGGACGATTTGTTCTCTTGATAAATCATAAGCATCCTGTATAGTTCTAAAGAAAACATATTTTCCATAATTAGTAGAACCATTTACTACACCTGTGATTTCAGTAAAATAGTCAGGATTCAATATCAACTGCTTATTATTGACATCAGTAGCAGCGACCTCTACTTCAAAATCATTGACATAACCATCACTTTCTACTGTTTGACCTATGATATTGATTTTGCTATCTCTACCTAAAGCAGTAGATGAATTAGGTTGTGTATTGATACCTAAAATGTTTATGAAATCTTGTAAAATTTTTCCTGTGAATGGATCGTATACTAATTCATTCAAGGCATATGTAAATCTGGTATCTGCTACGCTACCATAATAATAACGTAATGAACGATATGTGACGGAATATCTGTTGCCGCCTAAACTTTGAAATCTTATGAACCAGTTCGTATTATCAAATGGTTTGATGCTCCAACGCTCTTGATCAACAGTCAAAGAATTGTTGAACACTAGGCTAAAGCTTTGTTGCAATTCAATTTTTAGTATAGATTCTTGCAATATTTCAATGCTTAGTGAATTGTCGAACACAGGAATCACTTGTGATAAAATCACGCCGTTGGGAATATAACCATTTAGTGTCACGGGGCCTGTACCGTTACTAAAATTACCGTCGCCATTATTTGTTCCGTCGCCGATAACGTTCAACACAGTAGTCCATATTGATGTTGGGTTGCTTCCTGGAATTCCCGCTACTAATCTATTGTTATTATCAAAATAGAATCCTTCAGGGGCAGAAAGTAATAACAAAGCTCCCTTCGTTACATATTTTGTATTTGTTGTGCTAAAAATTCCCAATTGGTCAGGCACTCTTTGCGTGAAATCTAATGTGTAAAAGTAACCTGTTTGTGAGCTAGCATCGGTAGTGCTTGTTTGCCAGTATACTACTCCATCGCCAGTATCGGAATCAACATTGAATCTTTTATACCATGTGGTTGCTGCTTCATTTGAATTGGCTATATAAAATTGGTTGGCACGATTTTGTGCTAGTACAGCATTCAACGTATCAGTATAAAACGAAATGATGTCACTGGTATTGTTTACTGATAAAGACAGTACCCCGTTGCTGTCATCTTGCCAAAGCGCACCATCACTTCCAAAACTGTTGATACTGCTATATTTGCCTGTGGGGTCTAATAAATCTAAATTTTTTGATACACCGATGCTGCTGCGATTGATCGCTTTTGATTTGATGATCGAACTGTATAATGTATATGGGAAGTTGTTATAATCTTCTCCGTTGACCATACGATTCTGTGTGTAGTAACGTGTAGGAGCACGTTGCTTGATGCTTGCTAAACTTTCACGCGCCTGAGCATTACTTACTGGTTGAGTGAGTTGTAATCCTACTGTAAGATTTTCTAATCTTCCTTCTCTTGAAACATAAGTGAAAGTCACATTGATATTTTGCATCTCGCTTTGGTCAATGGTATAAGTAAGACCGTTGCTTGATCTTACATAAGCTCTGAATGTTCCTACTGGAATCTCAGAGAAAACACCGTCTCCAAACACATAGGTGACTTGATCATTGAAACGACTGCTGACACTAAAGATTTTCTTGTCGCTAGTTTCAGTCTGCAAATAAGCGTTAGCATATACGTTGTCTACTTTCTTCCATAGCAATCTTGAATTGTTATTGTTATTCAACTGGTACAACCATGTATCTTCATTATTGATACCTTGTATATCAATGTTGACAGTTTGGTTAGCGATCTGTTGTTCTAATACGAAATCAAAATTCTTCAACGAACCTTGCTTGAAATAAAAGAAATAACCTGTGTTTGCGCTACCGAAACCTAATTTGTCATTTCGATATAGCATATTGAAACGCCCAGTTGGTGCAGGAGGAATCTCATATAGATAATCTTCATCTACGCTCGTCACGCTTACTAATTCAAAGCTCATGTTATTACCATCGATGACAGTACCGAATGGTACGACTGGTAATGTATTTTGCGGTATCTGCAAACTATATTCAGCAGTCAATACTCCTAGGATATCGCTAACATTTCCGGGTCTGCCTACGCGCTGACTATTGATCAATGCAGCATTGATGATAGTGTTGAATTGTTCGAACCAATTGCTGTTTGCAGGGTCATTCCATAATATAGGGATGTTGCTTAGATTGACACCGTTCAAGTCTGTGACATTTTGACTTGTTTGTATGCTGATGACTTTGAGGTATCCCTGCGACTCTATATTTCTTTTGGGTGTATAGCTGACAAGATTTGCTAATTTGATGACGCTATCACGGCGTTCCGCAGTGTCTATAAAATTTTCACGCGCATTCAAATCATTTCTAAAGGCAAGACCTTGTCCCATGAACGCCATAACGTCCATCAATGCGATAAACTCGCTACTTTCGATATAGTCATTGAACGTTTCGGGATAATAGACACGCAAGTAATCGATGAAACTCTTGCGCAAAGTTTCATAATCATAGCTGCGAAAATCGGCTTCACGAAAAGTCTGGTATATAGTTTTCCAGTCGTTGATACCAAATAGTGCTGCTTGTCTAGAACTAGTAGCCATGAATTATCCCTGTTTTTATTATTTATCAGTCCTAAAAAGTGCGTATTTTATGGGAGAACGCTTGCAGTGTTGGTATTGCTATCAAAAAACACACTTAGCAAAGACGCTTGATTATAGGGAGCGATGGTGATCTGTATCTCGACAAGTAATCCGTTTTCTTGTGGATATGTTCTTACAAAATTGATCACTACTCTAGGATCCTGACCTGCAATACGTCTGACTTCATTTTCAAGATTGAATGCTACATCCTGCGTGTTAGGTTCGAATACGAAATTCCACAGTGTTGTACCATATCCCGGTTGACCTACTTTTTCACCCTGTCTGATGTTTAGTGCGTTGATCAAGTCTTGAACAACTAAATTTTGATCTGTAAGTCTGTATTTCTTTCCTGATACTACGGGTTGTGTGATCGTACCTACACCACCTGCAATACCCGTTCTTGCGTTTGTAGTTCGCGGGGTGTTGGCATTTTTTGTGCTGAAACCTATATATTGTGACATAAATTTATTTATAGTTATCCAAATGGTCCGGTATCTAACAAGCCTGAGGTGCGTCCTTCGTCTCGTATTTTTAGAAATTCCTCATTCGCTGCATCGGCTTCATAATATGCAGCATTATATTCTTCCTGTGCGGCTGCGATGCCAGGATCGCCTTGCGGCAATTTCTTCCTTGCTTTATCCAAAGCTTTTTGTGCTTTGTCGCGTTTCTTCCAAGCTTTCATCAATTTATCGGCAGCTTCAGAAGATTTTTCTAGATAAGCTTGACGTTCAGATGCCTTGCTATCGACTTCAGATTTTGCCGCTTCATCAACTTCACCAAATTTCGGTACAGGTATACCTGGATCGTCAAGTTGTGATGTCACTGCCTGTGTGATAGTTGAACGGTCGGTAGTGTTCAATGCGATGCTTGGCAATTTGATTCCCGATCCTGCTGCGGTTATAGATCCTAATGCACCTTGCAGTGCTGCTGCTGCACCTGAAGGCAGATTAGATGGTATCAACGAGGCTAAACCGCCTGCAGCACTTCCAGCTTTATTCAATAAATCACTTGCTTTTCCTGCTAAACCTCCAGTAGCATTGTTGAGGAGATCAGTTGCTTTACCTTGCAAGGCTCCCTTGAGATCGCCCGTGCCTGGTAAATTAGGCAATGCTCCTTTAGCGAGATTAGTGATGCTTGATACTGCTGATTCACCGCCGGGTAATTTTGTGAGACCGCTAGCGATTGAGCCAGAAACTGACCCAGCCAATCCGCTACCTGCGCTTGCTGCCGCACTAGTCAAACTATCAACTGCGCTAGATGGATTTTTCAATAATGATTTTGCATCGGTAAATGCTTGACTACCTAAATCTAAAGTTCCGCCGGTGCTTACCGTTTCAGATACACTTAGAATATTTGTAGAAACTGTTGAGGCTTTAGATTTCGCTGTGGCTACTAACGAATCTGCTATGCTAGTACCTTTTGAAATCAATGATGCGGGGCTTGCACCTAATGCTGTTGCCGCTGCACCTGACACTTGCGCCCCTAAACTGTCAGTAACTCCAGCCAATCCGTTTTTCGCGCTGCTTAGTAAAGAACCAGTGGCTTGCTTTGCTGCGCTGCTGATTGATGAAGCCGAGGTCGCTGCTAAGGCATCTTGTTGTGCTTTAGCGATAGCAGAAAGATTTTGTGGCACTCCTGCTTGCAATGGTTTCATTGATTCTTTTATCGCGCTGAATGCGCCGGCGCTGATTCCTGCAGATTGATTTATTACGCTTTCTAAAGATGGTGACTGTATCATGCTATCAAGAGAAGTCTGTAATCCTGACAATGCACCGCCTGCACTTTCTCCCAACTTGGCTGCAAAATTACCCGCGCTGATGTTTTTCATGACACCATCTACTTTGCCTGACAGACCTGCTCCTATATCACCTGCACCTGCAGCGAGTGCCCCTGATATACCACCACCCAATTGAGAGACTGATCCCTTTACTGCCCCCAACGTAGAGTCAAGACCATTTTGTGCGGTACTCATGATGAGTCCTCCAACTTGCGTTGGACTTTCATTACCGGTTATAACACCTGTTGATTGTAGACTTGTTTGTGCCTTCGCTAGATTAGTTACGACCGATTCTGCTTGTGCTTGAACGTTTTGAACTAAAGAACCTAAACTT